ATCGCCCCCCCTGAAAAACTCCCCAGACCCCAAAAAACTAACCCCCCCTTTAACCCCCCAATCCGAGGATTTGTCAGCTGACGCCGACCCTCCGCCGCTGACCAAAACCGAAATCCTGGAAGCATGGCATCAGCGCATGGTGCCGCTCGGCTTTCCAGCCGTCGCCAAGATGACTGGCCAGCGCGAACGTCAGCTCGCTGCAAGGCTGAAGGACAGCACACTCGAGGAATGGCAGCGGGCGATGGACGCCCTCGAACGATCTGCATTCTGCCGCGGCGAGAATGATCGAGGCTGGCGAGCCGATTTCGATTTCCTGCTTCAACCCAAGTCATTCACGAAGTTGCTGGAGGGCGCATATGACCACTAACCGCCTCGCGAAAAGCAGCGCGCCGAACGATCCCGACGCTATCGAGAACATGCCCGGGTATGTGCCGCCCAAAGAGCGCAAGGAATGGACCCCTGCCGAGCATTGCGACTTCGCCAACCAACAGCTCGCATGGCGCCGAACCAACGAATACCGGAAGACCCAAGGCTTGGGACCTGTGCGCTGGGTTTTGCACGGCAAGATGCTTGTTCTCGAGCAGTAGCGATGGAGATGGGGAGGGAAATGCGTATCACTCAATCTCACGGCAGAGGATCAGCCCGGTTCGTCCAGCCGATGCGGGCCGTCGCACGATGGACACCGGGCGAAATCCAGATTGTCCGCAGCGCCATTTCAATGGGCTATGATCTCGACGAAACTCACGCGCTCCTGTCCTATCGCAGCCGGGACAGCGTGAAGGATCGTTACTACCGAGAACGCGGTCCGCACGATTCCGAGCTCGCCGAACCAGCAGCCTTATCCGACGCCAAACGTCAGAAAGACGCCCGTGAAGGATCATCCAAGCTATTGGATGCCTTGAGAGCCGCAGGGTTCGTCGTCAACACTGGAAAGGCTGCCTGATGAGCGTTTGCGAGCCGCTTTCAGATGCTCGTCCGTGGAAGCGCTATCCTTGGAGCAAGATGGAAGTGGGAGATAGCTTTATCGATCCGGCGCGCAGCGTGAACACGGTGCGATGCGCAGCCTATCAGGCTGGCGTCCGCTTGAAAGCCAAATTCTCGCTGCATCGGATGGCCGACAGCATTCTCGTGACGCGGATCGCCTGATGGGTCGGCCGTCGAAATACAGCGAAGCCTATTGCGATGACGTGGTAGCGCATCTTGCAGAGGGCGCGAGCCTAACATCGTTCGCTGCTGAAATCGGCGTGGCGAGATCGACGATCAACGAATGGATCAAGGAGCATCCTGAGTTTTCGGAAGCATGTGCGCGCGCGAAAGCCAAATGCGCGGCTTGGTGGGAAAAGGCCAATCGAAAGCTCGCAGTCACTGGCGAGGGCTGTCAGGGTGCCATTGCATTAGGGCTCAAGAACATGGCCGCCGATGATTGGAAGGAAAAGCAGCTCATCGGCTCAGATCCGGACAATCCATTGCCGGAGAGCTGGACAGTAAACTTGGTGCGAGCAAGTGAACCCCGGCCAGGTTGATCTACCGGAATATGCTGGCGACCTGTGGCTCCCATTCCGTCATCTGGCATGGCACGGCGGCCGGGGACCAGGAAAGACACGGACAGTAGCGACCGGGCTCTTGCTTCAATCGATGGAGCATCATGAGCGCGTCCTGTGTGGCCGCGAGACGCAGCGATCAATCAAGGATTCGTCCAAGCGGGTGCTCGACGATGAGATAGACCGTCTCAAGCTTCGCTCAGTGTTCGCCAGCACGGAAACCGAGATACGCGGACCCAATGATGGGCTGTTCATCTTCACCGGCCTCAAGGGTAATGCGGCCGGCGTTAAGTCGATCGAGGGCGTAACCACGTTTTGGGGCGATGAGGCGCAGGCGTTCAGCCAAGGCAGCATTGATACGGTTGTGCCGACGATTCGAGGACCGAAGTCACGGCTCATATGGACGTGGAACCCCGACTTGCCGACTGATCCTGTTGACGTGATGTTCAGGGGCGAAGGTGGACCGCCGCCCAACAGCATCGTGCGTGAAGTCAGCTATCCGGACAATCCGTGGTTTCCCGAAGAACTGCGGGTCGAGATGGAGTTCACCCGCTCACGGGATATCGACAAATACAATCATATTTGGCTCGGGCAATATCGTGCCAACTCGGAAGCGCGGGTGTTCAAGAATTGGCGTGTTGAGGCATTCGAGAGCCCAGCCAATGTAGAATACAGGCTCGGCGCCGACTTCGGATTCTCGATTGATCCGTCATGCTCCACACGCTGTTGGATCGATGGCACGCAGATATTTGTGGACTATGAGGCATGGGGCGTCGGCGTCGAGATCGTCAGCCTTCCCGCCCTGTTCATGGGTATTCCGGACGCTGAGAAATATTGGATGACGGCCGACAGCTCACGACCGGAGACGATCAGCCATCTCCGCAACCACGGTTTCCCCCGCATTCAGTCAGCGATCAAGGGTCCGCGCTCGGTTGAGGAGGGCGTTGAGTTCCTGAAGAGCTATGATCTGGTTATCCATCCTCGCTGTCAGCATCTCATCGATGAGCTGACGCATTACAGCTACAAGGTGGACAGCCTCACCGGACAGGTGACGGCCGTGCTCGAGGACAAGGACAACCACATGATCGACGCGCTGAGATATGCGGTCGAGGGAGCGAGGCGGGCATTGAAGAACGATCACAAGGTGATCGTCCGCCCCATTCCATCGCTGGCGACAGGGTTTAGCCGCCGACGCGGCTGACGTTCAGAAAATCCGCCTGAGCACGCCACCGCGATTATCGCTTGAGCATGGCAAAGCTCAGCAGCAAGGCGCGCAAGGCCCTCCCGAAGAGCAAGTTCGCCGGCCCGGGGCGATCATATCCCGTTCCCGATAAAGCCCATGCTGCGGACGCGAAAGCGCGTGCTACCCAGATGGTGGCCAAGGGCAAGCTGAGCGCCTCAGCCGCCGCGAAGATCAAGGCCAAGGCCAACCGAGTGCTTGGCAAAAAGAAATGAGCAAGTCCGACGACGACCGCTTGGCCGAAGTCCACGCCCGCGCGCTGAAGCGGTTCGACGCAATCTGGACCGTGCAACGTGACGAGCGCGCCGAAAGCCTCGACGACCGGCGGTTCTGCACTATTCGTGGCGCCCAATGGGATGACGAATGGACTTCGCAATTCGAAGGCGCACCCAAGATGGAGGTCGACAAGACCTCGAAAGAGCTGGAGCGCATCTATTCGGACTATCGCAACAACCGCATCAGCGTCGATTTCCGGCCCGACGACGACCAAGGCGACGATGAGGCCGCCGACGCTCTGGATGGCCTGTACCGCGCCGATTTCGAGGACGGTGGACAGGAAGCGCAAGACGTTGCGTTCGAGGAAGGCGTTGGCGGCGGCATTGGGGCTTGGCGACTGAGAGCCAATTACGAGGACGAAGGCGATCCCGACAACGACTATCAGCGGATTTGCTTCGAACCGATCACAGATGCCGATCAACGCGTGTTCTTCGGACCGTCCCTGTTCTCCGACAAGCACGATGCCGAGTGGTGCATCGTCCTCAATCCGATACCCGATGAGGAGTTCGAGGAAGAATATCCCGATGCGTCGAATACCGACTTCACCAACTGGCCGCAGACCAGCTTCATCTGGTACGACATGGCAGCAAAGATCGTTGTCGTCGGCGAATATTACGAGGTCGATCAGGTCAAGACCGAGAAGGTGGTTCTTTCCCATCCCGTGATCGAGGATGAGAAGGTGCTGTACGACCCGGACAAGGGCGATATTGCAGACCTGAAGGCGCAGGGCTGGAAGGTCGAGCGCCGCCGCACCGCGAAGAAGCCCCAGGTCACGAAATACGTCATTTCCGGGGCCGAGGTTTTAAGCGAAGAGACCGTTCCCGGCCCGAATATCCCGATCATTCCATTTTTCGCCAAGCGGAAGATCATCAACAACGTCGAGCATTGCTCCGGCCACGTCCGGAAAGCCAAGGACCCGCAGCGGATCTATAATGCCGAGGTTTCCCAACTCGCCTTGATCGCCGGGATCAGCCCGTTCGAAAAGCCGATCCTGACCACGGAACAAGTCGCGGGCCACGAGAACAGCTGGGCCGAAGGAAATATCAAGCGGAGCCCGTACCAGCTCATCAACGCGCTCCGGAACGAGGATGGGACAATTGCCCAGACCGGACCGGTTGGTAAGGTTGAGCCGCCGTCCGTTCCCCAAGCCACGGCGGCCCTCATTCAACTGGCGGGACAGGACATTGCCGACATCACCGGAAGTTCGGACCAGGCCGATGAGGTTCCGGCCAATACTTCGGCAAAAGCGATCGACCTCGTTCACCAGCGGGTGGATTCGAAGAACTTCATCTATACCGACAATTTCGGAACGGCGGTTCGTAGGTGCGGAACGGTGTGGAAAGGCATGGCGTCGGAGCTCTACGTCGAGGAAGGCCGCAAGATGCGCGCCAAGGACGAGAAGGGCGGCGAGAAATATATTCAAATTGGCCAGCCCTACATGACCAAGGACGGCAAGCAGGCCAATCTCGCGTTCGACAGCAAGTACCGCTGCATCGTCGACATTGGACCTTCCTCGAGGACGCGTAGAGACGCCACGGTTCGCTCACTGGTAGGAATGGCGGAAGCTGCGGGACAGGCCGGAGATCAGGAGCTGGCCGCGGCGTGTATCATTGCAGCATTGGCCGAAATGGACGGCGAAGGGATTTCGGACCTCAAGAAATGGGTCCGGATGCGCGGTATCAAGCTTGGCGTTCTTCAGCCGACCGACGAAGAGAAACAGGAACTGGCGCAACAGCAACAGTTGGCAGCACAGCAGCCCGATCCGAACGCGGCCGTGGCAGAAGCCAAGGCGCAAGACCTCATCGCTTCCGCAGGCCAGCGTCACGCCGACGCGTTGCTCAAGGTTGCTCAAGCGACGGTTCTCGGCGGTCCCGACAAGGCGCCGGACGTTCCGACCGGGCTGAAGGCGGTTCACGAGGCCGTTCAAATCAGGAAGACGGCAGCCGAAGCGGATAACCTCGAGGCCGACACGGCGCACATGCCGATCAAGCTGGCGATCGAAGGAACCAATGCCCGCGCCAAGATCCTCCAGGCCAACAAGCAGCCCTCCGGATAACAACCGTGAACCAGTGGGCGCGTTCTCGCCAGATCTATGCTGCACTTGAAGGGGCGCCCGACCTGAGCCGTGGCCAGATGAGGCTGGCGGCCGAAGTAGCACTCATGGAACTCCGGGGAATTTACGTCCCGACCTACGCCCACGAACGGGCCATCGAAGCCTTGGCGATCATGGCCGGATACGAGCTGTTCAGAAAATCAAGCCCCGTTTGAAACTCCGCATATCGTCGCGCTCACGGCAGCCACCAGCCGCAACGGTGAGGCGAAGGGTCAAATGGCAGAACAGCAGGACGAGCAACAGGTCGAAGTAGAGGAAGAGGTTCTAGAACTGACCGAGGAGGTGGAAGCCCCCGAAGAGGTGACGGAACCGGAAGCCGAAGCGGAGATCATCGAAGAAGAAATCGTTGTTTCGTTCGGCGATGAGGCGGCGCCGGCCTCGGAAGCGGAAGCACCGGAATGGGTGCGCGATCTGCGTAAACGCAACCGTGAGCTGGAACGCGAATTGTCCGAAGCCCGCAAGGGTCAGGCGCCTCAAGTTCCGGAAGTCGGTCCCGAACCGACGTACGAAAGCTGCGAATACGACGACGAGCGGTTCAAGGAGGAATACAAAGCCTACCTGGAGCGCAAGGCGAAAGCAGAGAGCGCAGTGACCGAAGCCCAGAAGGCCCAGGTCGCGGCCCGTGAGAGGTACCAGGCCAAGGTCGAGACCTTCGCCGAGCAGAAACAAACGCTCGGAGTGAAGGATTTCGGAGAGGCGGAAGCTGAAGTTCTCGGAGCTCTCAGCGATGCTCAGGTGGCCATCCTCATTCACGGCGCTGAGGACAAGGCGAAGCTCGTCTACGCCCTCGGCAAGCACCCCGAAAAACTCCGTCAGCTCGCCGCTGTGAGCGACCCTATCGAATTTGCTTTCGCGGCAGCCAAACTGGAGGCTCAGACCAAGGTGGAAAAGCGTCGTCCCGCAACCAACCCGGAAAGTTCGATCCGCGCCGGATCAGGCAAGATCGTTCAACCCGGCAAGCTCGACGACAAACTGGCCGCTGATGAATGGGTCCGTCGCCGCAACGAGCAGGTTCGCAACCGAAAACGCTGAAACCAACCTCTTGCGAGCGGGAACCTAGACAATGGCCAACACTCTTCTCACCCCGACGATGGTGACGCGGGAATTTCTCCGTGTGCTCCACCAGAAGCTCAACTTCGTCGGCTCCATTACCCGGAGCTACGATTCGAGCTACGCCAAGGAAGGCGCCAAGATCGGCTCCGACCTCAAGATCCGGCTGCCGAACCAGTTCCAGGTCCGCACCGGAAAGACGATCGACGTTCAGGACGTGTCCGAGTCGAGCGTAACCCTCACCGTGGCGACCCAGAAGGGCGTCGACATGATCTTCTCCTCATCGGAGCTCACTCTGTCGATCGACGACTTCTCCGCGCGCTACATCGAACCGGCAGCGACGGTCCTTGCGGCCAACATCGAAGCCGACGCGATGGTGATGTACAAGGACATCTACCAGTCGGTCTGGAACGGCGGCTCGGCTCTGACGCTGGCCAAGGTTCTCGCCGGCCGCAAGGTGCTCCAGGACGCGCTCTGCCCGCTCGACAACCGCACAGCGTCTCTCCAGACGCAGGAAGGCGTCGATCTGGTCGATGCGCTGAAGACGCTGTTCCAGGATTCCGGGCAGCTCAGCACGCAGTACCGCGAAGGCTACATGGGCCGCGTTGCGGGCTTCGATTTCGTCGAGAACACCCTGTGGGCGGCGCACAACCGCGGTGACGCAGCATCCTATGTCTGCAACACCTCGACCGGCATCACCTCGGGTACGGCCACGATCACCATCTCGGGTGGTTCCGGCACGATCAAGCAGGGCGACGTGTTCACGATTGCAGGTGTGACCAAGGTGCACCCGGAATCGAAGAACGACACCGGCATCTTGCAGCAGTTCGTTGCCTCGGCCGATGGAACTACCTCGATTTCGGTCTATCCGACGCCGATCACCTCTGGTGCCAAGCAGAACATCACGATCGCTTCGCCGGGTGCTTCGAAGACCGTCACGGTGCTCGGAACGGCCTCGACTGCAGTATCCACCGGGATGCTGTACAACGAAGGCGCGTTCGGGTTTGCCACGGCGGACTTGGAAATGCCGCAGGGCGTCGATTTCTCGGCTCGCGAGATGGTCGACGGGATCAGCATCCGGGTCGTGCGCGACTACGACATCAATAACGACAACTTCCCGTGTCGTCTCGATGTCCTGTACGGCTACAAGACGCTCCGCAACCAGCTGGCCTGTCGGCTTCACAACAACTGATAGCCGAGAAAGGAACCTAGATCATGGCAAACGAATATCTCGGCACCGGCAACGACGATGGCCTCGTGATGGGGCGTGCGTCGACCGACAAGATCGGCTTTTACGGTCTTACGACTCCCATCGTCCGGCGCTCCGGCGCGGCTCAGGCGACTTCAAACGTCGGCACGGCCTCATCGACGGCACTGGACACTGCGACCAAGGCGGCCTTGCTCGAGGTCATGAACACCTTGGCCGCTCTGGGCCTCTGGAACGGCGCGTAAGAGCCACATGACGGCTGAAACTAAGGTTCGGGTGGTGTTCTGCTGCCCGTGCCTTGAAAAACCAACGGACGCCTTGGTGAAAGCCATCGGGGCGTCCGTTCCTGCATTGGACAAGGCCGGTTACGACCACAAGATGGTGTTCGAGGTCGGCTGTCCGTATATTTCCTCGGCTCGAGCAACGATGCTCCGGAAGGCTCTGGACGCCAAGGCCGACATCATCGTCTTCCTCGATTACGATCTGTCGTTTCCGCCCGAAGCCTTGGTCAAATTGATCGAAACTCAGGGCGAAGTTGTCTCCGGCGCCTATCGCTTCAAGCAGGACGAAGAGAAATACATGGGCCGCCTCGCCGAGGACGAGGCCGGAAGGCCGATCGTCAGGGATGACGGCTGCGTGAAGGCCGAATGGATCCCGGCAGGGTTCCTCAAGGTCGAAGCAACGGCAATAGATGCGTTCATGGGTGCCTATCCCGAGCTTTGTTTCGGACCTCGCTACGCGCCCTCGGTCGACCTGTTCAACCACGGAGCCCACGAAGGCACCTGGTGGGGAGAGGATTACGCCTTTTCGCGGAGATGGAGGGAGCTTGGCGGTGAAATCTGGGTCATTCCCGACCTCGACATCACGCATCATTCAAAGACCCAGGCTTATCCCGGAAATTTCCACAAGTTCCTGTTGAGCCTCTCAGACAAGATCAGAGAGAAGGAGGTAGCATGACGTACCCCAAGTCACTGTTCCGGATCGGCGGACCCGAAATCATCGACGGCAAGCACTATGAGCGCGTCATCGTCAACAGCCCCAACGAGGAAGAGGTTCGGTTGGCCCAGAACTGGTTCCCACTTGAGGAGCCAGCGGCTGAACCTGTCGCCGAACCAGCACCAGAGCCCAAAGCTGCGAAGGCCAAGCCAAAGCCGAAAGCGAAGAAGCCTTCAGAAAAGGCCGCCAAGAAGCGCTAGTCGCGTATCGTCGCCCGCATGAAACCGTTTGAACCAGGCGGCGCGACCGTCAATATCGACGTATCCGGCTCTTCGCAGTCCGTGAAGTTCGGCGCTGACCCCGTCGACCAGGTTCGTGTCATGAACAACGGGACCGCAACGGCATGGATCGCGTTCGGGAGCGGATCGGCGACCGCGGCCTTGGCGTCTGGGATTCCTGTCGGCGCCGGCGCTACCGAGGTGTTCACCACCCCTGCAAATGCTGACTTTGTTGCGGCGATTGCTGCTGGAGCCACCGGCAAGATCTACTTCACTCCCGGCGCGGGCATCTAATGTCCGTACACGTCGGCGGGCGTGGTCCGGGGCACATGAGCCGCAAGAGCTCAGCCGTCTCCAGCGGTGTCAGTCTCGGGTCACACACGGTATGGCGGTTCACCGTCAACGCGATGAACACGGATGCCTATGTCGGAATCCGGGAATGGCGCTTCTACGATGCCGGCAACAACCTCATTTCTCTGGCCGGCGCGACGACCTCGGAGGGCGGCGCGGGCTCCCAAGGAGGCAACGGCGCGTCGGCTCCATTCGATGGCAGCGGTGCCACGTCGTGGCTTCGGAACGGTGCGCCAAGCTGGGTCCAGATCACGCTGCCCGCGGCAATCTCTCCCTCGAGGATGGAATTTGACTGCGACACGGTAACGCGGGCGCCCGTGGATTTTACCGTCGCCGGGGACGGAGCCGATCTTTTCCACGCCTGGGAGCCGTCATGGGACGCTACCGGAGCGACCCGCTCATGGCCGCAGACATTCGGCAGCAATTACAAGGCTTACGGCTGGAGGGTCACGGCCATCAACGGCGGCAGCTTTGCCATCATGAGCGAAGCCGAGATGCACGCGACGATCGGGGGAGCCGACATCTGCAATGGCGGAGCGGCGTGGTGCTCGACCAACACGGGCACCGGCACTGTCCCGGCAAGCCTGTTCGACAACACCACGGCAACCCATTTCGACTGGACGACGGCGCAACTTCCGGGAACCGTGTATTATGGCTTCCCCACGCCCACCGCAGTTCCGGCAGAGTTCAATTTGACCGAGGCGTTCGCGACCGCTGACGGATACCGCGACTTCACGTTCTTCGGCACCAATGACGGGACCAATTTGGTCACGTTGAAGACGATCACCGGGATTACATGGACCGGGCCGCCGCAGACCCAGACATGGGCGGTGCCGTAGCTTCAGAAACTACCGCAGCGAAGCCTGAAGGGCCTATTCTTGCATCATGCTGACCGCTCTCCTTCTCTGTGCCGCAGCCCGCGTCGTCGATGGCGACACGCTCTACTGTCAGGGCGCCGGCCGGATCCGCATGGCGGCCATCGATGCGCCCGACAAGGTGAACTCGCTCCCCTGCCGGGAGAACCGCGGAAGCCACGTCTGCGACGATGAAAGGGCGGCGCTCGCCAAGTACCTGCTGGACCGCTTCAGCTATGGCAAGCGGATCACCTATCGTCCGGTCGGCAAGGACACGCTCTATGGCCGCACGGTCGGGCAGGTGTTCGCCAACGGACATGATCTCCAGTGCTTCATGCTGAAGCTCACGGCACAGCCCGAAATCGGTTCGCCAATCCATACCCCGGTCGTGCGGTACATGCCCGCTTACGACAAGCAATATGGCTATCCGATCCAGCGCCGTTGCCCGGCCATTGTCGCGAAGGCAGGCCGCTGAGTTCAGAAAAGGACGAGCGGAGACGATAGCGCTTTATCGTCCGCCGCATGGAATGGACGCCAAAATCTCCGGCTGACGACCGGCTCTATTCCGTCGATTTTTCGGAGATTTATCCCGACAGCATTTTGACGGCGGTGTTCACCAGGACTGCTGGAACCGTCGTCCTCACGCAGGTCAATCCGGACCCCCGAACGGCCTATGTCATTGTCGCTGGAGGGGCGGACGGAGAGACCGCGACCATAAGCCTCCTCGTCACCACCGCGCTCGGGCAGGAATTTACCCGCACGATCACGCTTCGCATTTCTCTTACTGCGGACGTTCTGGGTCCCGATAGCACGATTACCAAGGGAACGCTCATTATCAGGGCTCTCGGTAAGCTCGGGATCGCCAATTACGTGTTCGACACGGAAGCCGAAGAGGATAATTCCGCGCTTCGCCAGTTGGACAGCATGGCGGCTCGCTGGCAGGACAAGCTGGACGGCCTTCCCTACCATCAACCGCTAAGCAACGGCCAATCGCTGCCTTCTGACACGGCGGGAATCGATGAGGCGGACATCGATGCGTTCATTTCGAACCTCGCAGTCACTCTGGCGCCGGATTACGGCAAAGCCCCTGCTGGCGGCGTTCTCAAGCAAGCCGCTGACAGCCGCTCAGAGCTGTTCACCAAGTACCGCAACCGGGTTGAATACCAACTCAATTCCATGACGCCTCTGGGAGCCGGAAACCGCTTCAGTCGGCGGACCTTCTTCCCGCCGGCACCGTAAGCCCGTGCAAATCCCTATAATTTCGGCGGTGTACGCGCAAAGCGGGCCGGATTTCGAGCATTCGTATCCGCTGAACCTCGTTCCCAATTTCGAAAAGACCGGCATCGCCAACGGCTATATTCGCTCGGCACCTGGAATCGATACTTTCACCAGCGCACAGGGCAAGGACGGCGGCGGGATCAACTGGAATGGTACGCTTTACAGGATTTCCGGGACCAAGCTCGTCAAAGTCACCAGCGACGGGCTTGTTTCGGTCCTCGGGTCTGTAGGAGGCGTCGGACAGGGAACGCTGACTTACTCATTCGACCGTCTGGCAGTCGCGAGGAACAGCAACCTCTATCTCTACGACGCGGTGAACGGCTTTGTGCAGGTAACTGACCCGGATCTGGGCGCCGTCATCGATGTGACGTGGATGGACAGCTACTTCATCACGACTGATGGAACGTCTCTGGTCGTTACCGAGCTCAACGATCCCACTTCCGTCGATCCGCTCAAATACGGGTCCTCGGAGGCCGATCCCGACCCGATCATGGGCGTCGGGACGCGGGGCGGCGAACTGATCGCCTTCAACCGCAACACGACTGAGGTGTTTTTCGACGCTGGCACCACCGGTTTTCCGTTCGAACGCAACCGCGGCGCCCAGATCGACAAGGGCATCACCGGGACCTTTGCGAAATGCCGGTTCCTCGAGACCTATGCCTTCTGTGGATCGGGACGGAACGAGCTCCCGCAAATCTACCTCATGGGACAGGGAACGGCCCAGGCCATCAGCTCCCGCGGCGTCGATCGCATCCTCGCCACCCTTTCCGACGAGGATCTTGCAAGCATCGTGCTCGAGGCCCGGGAAGGCGGGGGAGAAAAGGCGCTGTACGTCCATCTCCCCGACCAGACCCTGGTTTACTCGCACATCGTCAGCGAGGATCTGGAGGGGCCGGTCTGGTACCGCCTCGCTTCGGGGACCGATGGAGGTTCGCCCTATCGCGCTCGCAATTTCGTCTATGCTTATTCGGGCTGGCATTGCGGCGACCTCACTTCACCATCTCTGGGTATCCTGACCAGCCTCCACGACAACCAGTTCGGTGAAAAGACGGCCTGGCAGTTCGATTCACAGCTCGTCTATCCCAACGGGAAGGGCGCGATCTGCCACAACCTCGAGCTCGTCGGTTTCTACGGCCGCGCCGATGCTGGCGTGGAACCCAAGGTGTTCATGTCATGGACCGATGACGGCGAGGAGTTCAGCCAGGAACGCGCCGCAAGATCAGGCTTTACTGGCCAGCGTCACCTGAGACTGGCGTGGAGGCGGAACGGCTTCATCCGCCAATGGCGGGCCTTCAGGTTCCGGGGGATCAGCGGAACCCCGATCAGCTTCTCGCGGCTGAAGGCCGATTTCGAGAGCCTGAATGGCTGATTCTATCGACATCAACTTCAATATCACGCGGGAACAGCTTGCAGCCTTCGCGAAGGACCCGCGCACGATCCGCGACCTGGAAGCGTTCCTGCGAGCTGTGCGCGAGCAATTGCCCGGGCTGCTGACGGCGAAGGTCGACGAAAATCGCCAGATCATCGCCGGGACGGGCCTCACCGGCACCCATGATCTATCGACAGATGTAACTCTTGCGCTTGCGGATACCGCCGTATTTCCGGGCGTCTACGGCGATTCCACCAATTACGCGCTGTTCACCGTTGACCAGCAGGGGCGGCTTACCCATGCCGGAGAACTCCCGCTTCCTACGGCGACCGGGCTTCTGGACGTTATCAGTTCGACGCGGGGCGCGGTCCTCTATCGCGGCGCGTCGGGATGGGCCGCACTAACTCCGGGAACCTCGGGCTATTTCCTCAAGACCAACGGCGCCGGAAATGATCCGGCATGGGCCGCTGGGGGTGGCGGTGGATCAGCGTTCGAAATCACTCCGACCACGCCCCACGTTGCTGATTTCACCTTTCAGAACCAAGGGACGGCCAGCGATGCGGACGGCACTTTCGGAGTAACGGTCACGGCTCCCAACACGAGCTCCAATATCCGCTTCCTCAAATACACGGCGGGCGTTTCCAGCTTTTCCAGCTTCACCATCCGTTGCCGCGGGTGGGCGATCGAACCCTTCTACGATGGAGGGTATTCGAACTGCCTAATCCTCAGAAATTCCGGCAGCGGCAAGATCGTCATCTTCGGCAACTACCAGCGTGACAGCCAGATCCTCGCCCAGAACTGGACCAACTACACGACCTTTTCGGGGAATATATACGGCCCCTTCTCGGTCGACATGACGGCCACTCTACAGTGGCGGCGCATCCGAGTGACCGGGGGGAATATCATCTTCGAAGTCAGCCCGGACGGTGAGAATTGGGGGACGTTCTACAACAGCGTTTCCGTCGCCAGCTTCATCGGGTCGATCGATGAAGTTGGGATCGGCGTCATGGTCAACGGAACGAACGTAGCCACGATCTTTCAGGACTTCCAGGCCGCCTGAACCGGCTAGACACGGGAAACAACAGGTAGTCGCCGATAGATTGAGGCGGAGGGACATCTTTCACGCCAACCGCCGGCCATTCGTTTCCCGGCTCGTAAGCGGTCCCGAAAAGCCGGTCCCAGAAGGAAAACATGATGCCGAAATTCTTGTCGAAGTGCTGCGGCTCAAGCGAATGGTGGATGCGGTGCCACCGGTTGTCGACGAAGACATAGCCGATAGGTCCGAGCCCGGCATCGATCGGCATATGAATGTAGTGCACCAGCATGGACCGCATCGCGAGAATGACGAAAGGCGTGGCGGGGAAGGCGAAACCGACGACTGCCAGCGGAAGGCTGAGCATCACATATTCGGCGGCTTTCTCTCCGAAGTGAGCGTACCCGCTGACCGCGTTCAGCTGCGTCGGCGAATGGTGGACGGCATGGATCGGCCACATGAAACGATGCTGGAAGCGATGCTCCCAATATCTGAGGAAGTCGTAGAAAATGAGTGCCGCGACGACGGCCAGACCATCGCCGATGAGGCCGAAGCCGGAGGCGGGAATGGAGATGAGTGAAGGGACACCCAAGGCCCGCCAGCCCTGCGAAATCAGCCCGATGCATGTCATCGCCGTGATGCTTCCGCTGATGTAGAAGATCAGGGACGGGATACGCGACTTGAGCGAATGGCGCTCCATCTTCGGCGCGACGAGTTCAACGGTCGTCGCGATCGTCAGCGTGAATAATGCCCCAGGAATTTCTGCGAACGCCTGACTTACAAGCCACCCTGCCACGCCGCCCCCTAACTATCGAGCGTCAGAGTCTTAACGTACTTTAACCGCAAATTTAACCCGTCTGGACTCAGAAACCGCGATTTGTCCCGAAATGGCGCGCATAGCGGAGGCGATGAAACTGGCCCTGATGCTGCTTTCGCTCACCGCTGGAACATGCGCGGTCATCCAGACCATCGACCTTATGAACACGGCCACGAGCGTGATGCTTCAGAATTTACGCTGACCGGCCATGCGGCTGTTAGCCGTATGCCATGCCCTTCGATGCCGCTCCATCGCTGGTCCGCACGTTCGACGCTGAGCGACTGAACGCGCTCGCCAACCACCCGGAGATTCGCCCGACCTGTGGGGGGGATGGGAAGAGCTTCATCGACCTATCGGCGTTCGTCAACGACCGCCATAACCATGCGGTTGCATGGGACAAAGGAGCCTTCCTCTTCGGCTGGTCCGCTCCCCAAACCTACGAAGTGCACATCATGGTGCTTCCCGAAGGCAGGGGACGCGCAGCTTACGGAATGGCCGCGCTCGGCATCGCCTACATGCTGTCATACGGCATGGAACGGCTGTGGGCGCGGGTTGGCAAAGGAGCCCGTAGTCTCAGGCATTACACCCGAACAGCTGGGTTCGAGCGCTGCGGACAGCACGTCATCGACCTCGGCGAAGGCCCAATTCCCTACGACCTCTATCAGTGGAAGAAACCATGCCTCCAGCAATAGCGGCAGCGGGCATCGTCGCGGCCGGCGGTATCGGCTCAGCCCTCATCGGTTCAAGTGCTTCGCGCTCGGCAGCCAACGCTCAATCGAATGCGGCTCAACTCGGCATCGCCGAGCAACAGCGCGAGTACGACCAGTCGCGTTCCGACCTCCTGCCGTGGCTCACCGCAGGACAGGGAGCCTTGGGCGGCCTTCAGGCTCTCCTGGGACTGAGCGGAAACGACGCGCAGCAAGCCGCGATTACCGGTATTCAAAACTCACCGCAGTTCGCGTCTCTGGACCGCGCCGGGACGCAGGCGATTCTCCAGAATGCCGCGGCAACGGGAGGGCTTCGCGGCGGCAACGTTCAAAGCTCGCTCTACAACAACCGCGCTGACCTGTTGGCGCAATTGATCGACCAACAATTCTCGAGGCTTGCCGGAGTAAGTGGAGCGGGTGCCTCGGTTGGTGCAAACTTGGGCCAGTTGGGCGCGGGTGCCGCCAACGCCATTTCCGGTCTGTTCGGACAGCAGGGCGCGGCAAGGGCCGGGGGTATCCTCGGCAGCGCTGGTGGTCTTTCGACAGCGCTTCAAGGCGTCACGGGCTTCATCGGCAATAACTATGGCTCGCTGTTCGGCGGTGGTGGTGGTGGTATTCTTGCGCCCGATCTTGGCGCTACGCAGGCGATTTCCCCCGGGCTTCTCAATCCTCAGCCGCTGAGTTCCGTTGCCGTGAATTGGGGCTTCTAGGTGGACCTTCCCGCAGTCCCCGATTACTTCGGCCAGTTCATGGCGCCCATCCAGCGTCAGCAGGCGCTTGGCATCGAGCAGCAGAACGCGGACCTAGCGCAGCAGCAGCAGCGTCTGGCACAAGCTCAGGCTGTCCAGAAGCTCATTCAAGCCGCGCAATACCAGAACGACGCGGCGCAAGTGATCGCGAACCCTTCCGCCGATGGCTACCGATCACTGCTGCTCAAATATCCCGAGATGCACGACAGTCTGAAGACGGCATGGGACCAGTACGGCGAAACCGAAAAACAGCGCGACGTGTCGGCGGCCTCACAGGTCTATGCCGCGCTCGACAACGGGCGGCCGGAACTTGCTCTTTCGCTGCTGAAGGATCGTCAAACGGCGATGCTGAACGCCGGAAGCGACGACAAGGTGACGGACAACCTCATCGGCATGATCCAGAGCGGCGATCCCACGAAGATCAAGCAGGCTCAGGGCATCGCGGGAATGGTGCTCGCCACGTCGGCGGGACCGGACAAGATTGATTCGATGCTCAATTCGCTGAGCAGCGGGCAATATACTCTGGGACCCGGAGAGGCTCGGCTAGACCGCCAAGGGAATGTCGTCGCGACTTCGCCGTTCCTGAAGGGTGAAAACGGCGCGATCTATGAGAAGGACAGCCCAGGCGCTGCAACGCCTTCCGCGGCAGCTGCAACGGGCGGAATGCAAGCCTCGATCAGCCACGTTCTCGGCAACGAAGGCGGCTACAACCCGAAGGACGCGAACGGCTCGCCGACGAACTTCGGGATCAATTACAAGGCCAATGCCGCGGTTCTCAAGCAGATGGGAATTACCCCGGCCAACTTCAAAAACATGACGCAGCAGCAGGCCGAACAGATTTACGCGACGAAATACTGGCCACAGAGCGGAGCGGACCAGCTTCCTGCCAATCTGCAAGCCCCGTACTTTGATGCTTATATCCGCAGCCCAGCGCTGGCGAAGCGTGTTCTCGCGCAGTCTGGTGGTGATCCTCAGAAGTTCGTCGAGCTTGCATCAGCCAAGTTCCAGGCGATGGCCAGCAACCCAGCTTCCGGAACTCACCCCTATGCCGCGGCGTGGGCGCATCGGGACGCGGGGAACCTCGCGATTGCATCTGGGGCCGTTCCAGCGCCTCCGGGTACTCCGGCAGCGTCTGGAGCGCCTCCAGGCTACCATGTCCTCTTGCCTCCCGGGTCAGAGAAACCGCCAACCGGATTTGAGCCAGACCCGAACAAGCCCGGAGCATTGCGCCCGATCGCTGGAGGGCCGGCTGACACGACCTCCGACCAGATGGACCCGGAGACGGTCAATTTCTACGCGCAGGAAATCCTCACCGGCACTCCGATGAGCCAGCTTTCGTTCGGCATGGGCAAAGCCGCCGCGTTAAACCGTCGCCAGGTGATGACACAGGTTGCCAAGCTCGCCGGAGCCGAAGGGCTGACGGGCAAAGACCTCGCCATTCAGCTTGTCCATTACCGGGCCGGACAGAAGAACATCTCCAACCTAGAAACCCAGCTTGGCACGGTTCAGGGCAACGAATTAACGTTTGCTCAGAACGCTCAACAGGTGGCCCAGATCGCATCGCAGATGCCGTCGACCAGTTCGCGGCTCTTGAATATCCCTGTGAACACCTTCCTGCGGCAGACCAATGATCCGAACATCGCCAAGCTCGACGTGGCGATCAAGACGGCCGCCAACGAATATGCGCGTCTCGTGACCGCTTCACCAAGCGGAGCGGGGACGCTCTCCGACAGTGCGCGCTCCGAGTACCAGAACGTCATCGACGGCAACTTCCCGTTGGCGCAGAAGCTGGCGGCCCTCCACCAGATGGCGGTCGACGGACAGAACCGGGTCAATTCGCTGAAGTCCAACCTTCAGAGCGCCTATAGCCATTTGACCGACCGCGCTCCTGAGTTGACGGGCCGCACTTCGAAGACGGTCCCGACCGTTGAAAAAGGCTGGGTGACACTCCCGAGCGGGCTCAAGGTCCGCAGGGTCCAGTAATGGGCCGCTTCCAGGTCCAGGCGCCGGACGGCCACGTTTACGAGTTCGAGGCTCCTGATGACGCGACCCCGGAACAACTGGACGCGATGACCCGCGAGGCCGCGCATTACGCCTCAAACTACCCGGTCACGACCAAGACGGCGCCAACGGCACCTCCTGAACCCAGCTTCGGCAGTCAACTTCTCGATCGGACGAAGAACGACCTTGCGAGAGTGGTACAAGGTGCCGCGGCACTTCCGGACATGGCCGCTACTGCGGCGGGAAAAATCCTGAGTGTCATCCCAACGGCGGTCGGTTCTGGACTGGATGCCCTCGGGCTCAACGAAGCCGGAGACTACGCCCACGGCATCGCGCATGATCTGGCCAACCCGCCGACGATCGGGGGAGCAATCGAGAGCGCTGTTCCAACGCCTGACACGACCGCAGGAAAGGTAGACAGCTTTATCGGGCAATTGCTCGGCGGGGCGGCTACCCTGCCAACCTCCGCTCTGGAGGGGGCTGCGGCAAAGATCGCTGGCGAAGTTCCGAAAGGCTTTGTTGCGCCCAAGCCTCCTGTGGCTGCCAATCAGGACTTCGCCAATGCTGCCGGTCGTCAAGGTATCGACTTCATGGCCGGCGACCTTCCGAACGCCACCAAATCGAAGTTCGCGACATCTCTCAGCGCTCTAACCATCGGCGGCATTCCGTTGGCTGAACAGGGCGCGAAGAACGTCGCCTCGGCAGCTTCCGCGGTAGACCGGGCCGCAAGTGACATCGGCATGGTTGCCGACAAGACCGGCGCGGGACAGGCGGCACAGCGGGGAGCGCGGCAGTTCGTTGGAAGTTCCGCGGACACGCTCAACGCACTGGAAAGCAAGATCCCGATTGCTCCAGCGGCACCGGCAGTGGTGACGAACACCCGCTCGGCTCTCGGCAACCTCGCGCAGTCGTTCAGCAGCAATCCCAAGCTGGCAGCGGCATTCCAGGACCCGAAGATCGCCAAGTTCCTCGACGCCCTCACTCCTCAGACGACACAGGAAGCCACCGGCCTCCTCGACGCTTCAGGCAATCCGATCATGCGCGATGTCCGGCATGGCGGTAGCCTCTCATGGGACGATCTGCGCGACTTCCGTACCCGCGTAGGCCAGATCATCGGGCAACCGGGGCTTGCCAGCGATGGGGTACAGATCGGGCAGCTACGGGCTCTCTACGGTTCCTTGAGCGATGACATCAGGGCCACGGCCCAACAATATGGTCCACAGGCCGAGAACGCGTGGACGCGCTGGAACAACTATGCTCGAGCTCGTTCGAGCAGGATTGAGAACGTCGTCTCGCTCATCCTTGGGAAAGACGACAACAAGGGAGCCCAGAGCGCCTTTGAGGCAATGCAGCGCTTGGCCAGCGACAAGGGAGGTGATCCGGTCAAACTAGCCCAGGCGCTTCGCTCAATGCCGGAGGATGAAGCCAATACGGTTCGCGCCACGATGCTCGACGACTTGGGGAAAGCCTCGGCCGGCCAGCAGAATGACACGGGGAATGTGTTCAGCGCAGCTCAGTTCATCACCAACTGGAACAAGATCAGTCCGCGGGCAAAATCGGTCCTGTTCACCGGCGATCATCGGGCAGCCTTGGATGATATCGCCCAGGTCCTCTCGGGAATGAAAGCGTCGACCAAGTTCGCGAATACCTCGAAAACCGGGATCGGCGTCGTCGCTTCGACTCATACAGTCCCCGCACTGATGGCAAATCCTGTTGTCGGAATGCTCGACATGGCGCTCCAGTACGGCGGTGGAAAACTCCTGTCGTCGCCGGCATTCGCCCGCAAAGTCGCCGCCACCCCGCTGAACGTCAAAGGCGCGACTGCCTTCTGGTCGCGGCCGTGGGTCAAGGCGATGGCCGTCAGGAACCCGACGATTGCTACCGAAATCCAGGCGTTCCAGTCGCACATGCTGAACGACAACAGCATTGTGTCCTCTGCGGCTGCCTCACCCGATCCCGACCAGCAGCAACAGCAGTAACAGGGACACGCAAGCCAGCCGCAGCGGTCGGCGCGGGACCAGCCACAGGATCAGTCCCGACAACAACAGGAACGTGCGCCAGCCCACGCGCCCGCTCTATCAGAAAAACACGAGCAACGTCAGCGCCTGAGTAAGTTCGCGGCGTGCAGCAAATCCCGAACCCCTATCCGATCTACCTCGGGCTCGACGGTTTGGCCCTCGAGCTGGGTTACATCTACATTGGCCTAGAGAACCAGGACCCTCAGACCAACCCGCAAACGGTCTATTGGGACGAGGCCGGGACCCAGACCGCAACCCAGCCGATCCGGACGCTCGCCGGATACCCTGACCGCTCCGGTTCACCAGCCCAGATGTTCACGTCTGGCAAGTATTCGATCCGGGTCAGGGATTCGCTCGGCAATCAGGTATTCTACCTTCCATCGGCGGGAAGTCTCGAAAGCGTCAGCGCCGGACAGCCTTACCTGATCCACACGCAGTTCCTCGGCGACCCTCCCGCCGTCCAGCAAATCGTGATGAAGCATGTCTTCGGGCTTGCCGTTTCTCTCGAAACCGATCTCCCCGCCGCGGCCTATTTCCATGTCGGGACGGTTCCGGGATCGGACTGCCATTTCGACATGCTGAAGAACAGCATCTCATTCGGGACGCTGACCATCAACACGTCCGGTGCCTTGAGTGTTGTCTGCACCGCTGCGGACTTCGACATCGGGGACCGGTTCGAACTCAAATCTCCATCCGGCTCGACTTCGCTCGCTGATATCGCGGGTGTCATCATCGGAACCACGGCATGACGACCATTGCCTTCATGGGCAGTGAGATGGACGCCTTCCTGCCCTCGGATTCGTCGCCGATGGAAAGTTCGCTGGGCGGACAGAATTACGATCCGGCCTTCACCCGTTGTTACATCGAACTGTTCGGCAACAGCTACGTCGACACGCCTCAGTTTGCTGCGCTGACAGAATGCTGGACGCACCTCAACCTATGGAGCAACATTAGTTCCAGCGGAACCGTCACCACTTACCCGATGGAGTGGCTGGACGGCGGAGACGTTCCAGTTCTCCGGCTGAACCATACTTCTGGCTCCGGCTCGGAAACGATCGTCCTCGAGCATTATGCGTCGGGAACGTGGTCAGCGATCGGAACGCCAATCTCCTCCGTTCCATTGGAGACCACGGGTCTCATTTCCTACCAGGTGATGGACTTCCGCTTCATCGTGAACAGCGTGAGCGGGAAGGCGGAAATCTACGCCGGAAGCTCGCTCCGATCGACCCAGACGGTCGATCTGTCGGCGATTACCTCAATCCGCAAGGTCCGCGTGCTCGGCGGTTTCGCGGGCGGCTTCCCGTTCCGCACGCGCTTCAGCCAGATGATCGTGCAGGATACGACCACCATCGGCTTTCGCCTTGGAACCTGCGTTCCGACCGGCGCCGGTTCGACCTCATCTTGGACCGGGACCTACGCCAGCATCGACGAAACCGTGTACGCGGACGGCGACTTCATCAGCTCCGGCACTGCCGCCCAAGTCTCGACCTTCGCGCAGACGCCAATCCCTTCGCTCACGGGCTACGTTGTCCGCGCCGTTGGCGTCTCGGCCCGCGCAAAACGGGGAGCGGCGGGGCCGCAGAATATCCGCCTGACTCTCCGTTCGGCGGGAACCAATTACTTCAGCGGGTCCGACATCGCCGTGGGCTTCGGATATGCCCCTGTCCAGACCATCTGGGCGACCGATCCCGCCACCTCGGCAGCTTGGGTCAATACCGCCGTCGCCACCCTCGAACCCGGCGTCAAGAGTATCACCTGATGGCCGACGAAATCGAAGTCTCGAAACTGACGCAGACGGCGCTCATCGGGCCAACCTCGGCTCAGGAAGCCGCGTCCAAGCTCGTCATGTACGTCCTTCTGGAACCCGGAAATGGATCCGGCCCAGCCCCCAAGCATCGTTCCTTTACCTATGGCCAGCGGTTCAAGGATCCCGGCCAATGAGCCCGCGTAACTCGCCTTTGTTTGGGGAGCTCGGAGGTGAGCATTGACCAAGTTCTCCTCCAGGCTGTCCAGTATTGGCCGTGGGGACCGCTCATCCTCTATCTCCTCTGGCGCGAAAGCTGCGACCGCAAGGAGCGCAAGGAACAGGCTGAGGCGAGAGCCAAGGTCGAGGAAGCCGACATTGCAGCCCGAGAGAAGCTGGCAAGCAGCCTCACGGCGCTGTCGATGGTGATCCAGGGCCGCCCCCATGTCTGACCTCTTGACCGCGATCCGCGCCGAGGGTGAGGCAGCGGACAGCCTCACAAGAGCCTGTGCACGCCAAGGGGCCTTGGCCGACGCAGTAACGGCTAACGACAACCCCTACATCGGGACGCTTCGCCGCCATTACCGGGAAGCGGGGATTACTCCCACTGACATGCTGGTGACGCTCGGGAAGATGAAGCGGCCGTGAGCGTGCCTTGGCTCGCCGATGTGCTGCGCCAAGGCGGTTGCAACGTGACCGAGCTCGCGGGCTGGGAGACGCGCGGTCGTCGCGGAGCCTTTGGGCCGGTCAAGGGCGTCCTCTGCCACCATACTGCCGGTCCTTACACGGGGAATGCCCCGTCGCTTAACCTGATCGTCAATGGCCGTCCGGACTTGGCTGGGCCGCTATCGCACCTCCACCTCGCGCGAGATGGCACATTCACTGTAGTTGCGGCTGGACGCTGTAATCATGCGGGCCTCGGCACATGGCAGGGCGTCACGGCTGGGAACACGAGTTTCATCGGCATTGAAGCCGAGAACGCGGGCAATGGCAGCGACCCGTGGCCAGACGTTCAGATGGAAGCCTACGCCAAGGGCTGCGCCGCGATCCTGAAACACATTGGTGCAGCTCCAATCATGTGCGTCGGGCACAAGGAATATGCGCTTCCGCCTGGCAGGAAGATTGATCCGTCGTTCAACATGACCGCGTTCCGCCAGAAGGTCGCAGCATTCATGGGGAAGGATGCTGCGCCATGAGCATTACCAACATTTTCCGCGGCATAGGTGGTGATTTCGAGCTCATCCGCACGACCGGCGCGTTTGGCGTTTTCTGCTACGTCATTGGTGCGCTGACCTTCCAGGGCTGGGCGATGGCCCGCGGCGACCATTTCGACATCGTGGCCTTCTGCGCCGCATTCCCCGGTGGTTTGGCAGTCGCCTATGGTTCGATCGCTGGCGCCGCTGCGCTGAAGGATCGGAACGTCGCGGTAGCCAAGACGGTGCAGGACACGGGAGCACTTCCGGCCCGTCCTCAGAATATCCCGAGCGAGCCTCAGGCTCAGCCATAACCGCAGGCGGTGAAAATCCGCCTTATCCTCATCTGGCTGGTGCTCGGCGCTGCATCGCCGCCGCCGAAGGTCACTGTCGGCGTGATCTGCATTCCCACGGGAACGGTCACCCCGAACCTCTGCGTCACCCGCCAGTGCCGAACCGGGAGCATCGCATGAGCCTCATCCTATTTCTGCTGGTCGTCGTCATCATCCTGGTTTTGCTCGTCTGGGCGGTCGATCAGCTCGGGCTCACCCAGCCGTTCAACGGGATCATCAAGGCCCTCATCATCCTCATTGGCGTGGTGCTGATCCTTCAGAAGGCCGGGTACCTCTGATGAGTTTCTTCGACATCGTTCTACTCATCGCCGCCTTCGCGCTGGTGATTGCCGTTGTCGGGGCGCTGTTTGCTCGAGGTTCGGCGAATGAGGGGGGCGTGGAATAATGTCCTGGCTGCTCTCGCTCGCCGCCGGCATCGGCATTCCCGAGCCCTTCCGCAAAGCGGCCGTCATCGGAACCGGCGTGCTGCTGTTGCTCCTCGCCGTGTTCGCAGCCGTGAAGATCCACGATTCCCGCGTCATCTCTGCTCACGACGCCAAGCAGGGCGAAGCCAACGCCAAGGCCGATCGCGCTGCCGACAGCAACGCCGCTGACAGCCGCGTGACCGACGCCGCCCGCCAGAAAGACGAAAGCACCCAAGCCCAGGAGGCTATCGATGAAGCCCGCCGCAATGGGACTGATCCCCGCAAGGCGTACTATGCTTGTGTTTCCAAGCAGCAATTAGCGCGGCGGAACAACGCCCCGGTCCCGAGCTGCTGACCATGACAAGGGACAACCTTCCCGGAGAGGAGTGGAGGCCGCTGGTCGGCTTTGAGGGCCGCTACGATATTTCCAATAAGGGGCGCGTGTGGTCGGTTGCCCGTCCGCACCCCGCCGTAAAGACAGGGCGTATCGTTGCCGGAGCGAAAGACCCCAAGGGCTACATACAAGTCACCCTCGGCTCGCGAACGTTTCGCGTAAGCCGCTTGGTTCTCGAAACATTTGTGGGTCCTCCCGGCGATGACCAGCACCACGCTGCGCACAACAACGGGGACCGAGCCGACAACAGGCTAGAAAATCTCCGCTGGGCTTCACGGAAGGAAAATGCGGCCGACAAAAAGCTGCACGGCACATATTGGATCGGCACTTCGCACAAGGCGGCAAAGCTCACCGCTGAGCATGTGGCCGAGATCAGGACACTGCGCCGCCAAGGCTGGCGGTGGGAAGAACTGAGCCAGCGGTTCAGCGTCAGCGTGATGACCGCCTGCGCTGCCGGAACGGGCCGAACCTACTCAGACCTAAACGATACGTACCCGCCTGTCCCTCGGGGCCGACGATACAACAGGAGCGCCGCATGAAAAACGCGCTGGCCTTTCTCGCTTGCGTGGCCCTCGCGGGCTGTAGCAATTCACCACCGCCCGCCACGCCGGCCAGCCATCCCCCGATTGCTGACCTTGTTTGTCTCGATGAGCCCAACATCGACACGCTGATGATCGCCGATCCCAGCGGGCTGAAATGGGACAAGGCGGTGAGGGAGGCAGGCGAAGACTGCCGCCGAGCTCTGGCGCGTGTCTGTCGCTGGCACAGGGACCGCGGCGCCACCGTCACTTGTCCAGAATCGATCCGGCCGTGAAGCGGCTTCTCCTCCTTTGCCTCGCGCTTCTGGCGCTGTCCCCATCGGCCGCGAGGAAGCCTGTAAACTCCGCGCCTTCCGTCTCCATCGCTGACGTGACCTGTGCCGAGAATGTCGGCAACTGCACCGTCACCATCAGCAAGGCACTCAGCAAGAGCTATTCGATCGTTTCCGTCCAGACCGTCGACGGGACAGCTCAGGCCGGATCCGACTATACGGCTGTCAGCCAGTCGATCACATTGGGAAGCACCACGACTTCCCAGACCTTCTCGGTTCCAATCATCAATGACGCGGTGTTCGAGCCGGTCGAGACCTTCACCATCGTCATGAAATCGGTACGCAACGCCAGTGTGGTTCGCTCTCAGGCGACCGTCACGATTACCGACGACGACCCAACGCCGATCGTCAATCCGCCGAGCAACAACCAGATACAGGCGCCGATTGCGGATAATTTCGACACATCGCTCGGCCTCGAGCCAGCGCCCGGGGGGATAGCCGGTCCGTCATTCGATGATGTCGGCGCGTTCCGGATGCTGTGCAACGCGGGTAAACTGATCCGCGATGATCCCGTGGTGTACCCTGGACAACCGGGAGTGTCCCATCTTCACGTCGTGTGGGGCAACCAGGGGATGGACGCCTATTCGACGTACAGCAGCCTTAGAACGACTGGAACGACCACCTGCGGTAACGGCACTTATCCGGTCAACCGCACGGCCTACTGGATGCCTGCCATGCTTGATGGAGCGGGGAACGTCGTTCTCCCCGATCTGATCCAGAATTACTACAAGCAGCAGCCGGCCGGTTCCACCACATGCCTGTTCCGAGCGAGCCAGTGCGTTCCACTGCCGAACGGGATCAAGTACGTTTATGGCTGGAACCCGACGACTATGACCGGCGGCATCAACGATCCTAATTCGATGGACTATTGGGCCTCAAAGATCGTCTGCTGGACGGATTACCAGGGTGATGTCGCGGTAGCGGGTGTGTTCCACAGTATCGCTGCCGCAGTACAAGCGGGTTGCCCTTCAGGTGCCATCCTCAATATCATCTTCGCGGGGCCGGACTGTTGGGACGGGATCCACCTCGACGTTCCCGATCATCGCTCTCACTTGGCCTATGGGACACCGGAAAGCGGCGGCCAGAAGTGTCCGACCGATCACCCTTATGCGATTGCGGCGTGGCAGGGTCAGGTGTTCTTCACGACGGATGCCAATTTCGTAGCTGGCAAGTGGCACCTGTCATCGGATGAGATGGTTCCGGGATTTGTGGTAGGGCCGAACTCACCCGTGCCGGCCGGCTCAACGCTGCACTTCGACTATGAGGAAGCCTGGTCCCCAACGGTCAAGCAGACATGGCAGGCCAACTGTATCGATCGACATGCGACTTGCTCCAGTGGAGACTTGGGTAACGGAACACGGATCAAGAATGCGGAGAGCCCAGCTTTCCCGCCACATCGATTGGTGCCGGTTCCCTAGTCCTCATCTCCTGCGCGAATTAAGCCACTCGTGATAAGCTCTTCCTTCTGCCTCGGTTCGCAGCTTGTGCATCCGCTTGACGAAAGCCAGCGCCTCATTGGCTTCGCGAATTGACGGAATCCGGTCGGCATCTCTGGTTAGCTTATTGGGTGTAGACTTCATCTTGGCGTCTCGCTTTCAGCGACCGGGCCACCATCGGCTTCGCCGACCGAGCCTGTTGTCGCCGCCCTTCGGGCTTCGATCGCTGACGCGGAGAGCGGCTTTCGCGGGCAACCAAAACCTTCGCAAGTCTTTTCACTTCCTGGCGGGCAAATGCAACCACGCGGCTGTGGGAAGGTGAATTGCTGTGGCGGCGGCGGTCGCCATCCGCAATGCCCCTGACAGCCCCACTGCGAACACAAGTAGTTCGCGCAAACGCCGCGTGGCGGCCACGTCGGGTTCCATCCTCCCGTCATAATCCGTCCCCCTTCATCTGTAAGCTATTGAGATTCAATGAGCGGAACAAAGCGCGAAAGGCGGGACGCGCCGTTGATTTAAAAGGGCAATTCCCTTTCACGGCGAAAACACGGGTTCGAGTCCCGTTGGGGTCACCAGCTTGAAAACAAAGGGAATTTTTTAGCGCCATTTAGCGTTGTCCCCCTTTTAGATGGATCACGTCCCCCTTTGTCACGCGCTCGGCAGCGCCACGGGCGATCATGTAGGCCCGCTTGCGCTTAGTATAGTGTCGCACGGTTTCTGGCGTCATGCCGACGATTGCGCCGATCTCCGTGTCGCTCAATCCGAGCTCGGCGAGATAGCAGGCTGCGTTCTTCCTCAGACCGTGGAAGCTGTAGCCGGGATGGCCGATAGCAATCATCAAGTCGCGGATGCGCTCGCCCAATGTCCGGCGCGAGGCGAACGGCTTTCCCGACCGGTCATAGAGGATGGTCACAGCCTTGCGCTCGACCTTGCCCATTTCCTCGATCCAGAACGGATGCACGGGAACGGCCACATCGACCTTCCGCTTCTCGGTCACGAACTCCATCATGCCGCGCTGGATCCAGCCATGCTGCATCAGCACGCAATCCCCGATCCTCGCACCGCTGCACAGCCCCGTGACAATCGCAAGCCGCGTCATTGGAGACGCCTTCTCAAGCGCCTTCTCCAGCACGTCAGCGGGCCACGGCTCATGCTCTCCGATGGGAAGCGCGGTGATCCCGAGTGCCGGGTTGTCCCCGCGCCAATCTTTCTTGGCGGCAAAGGCCATCAGCGTCTTAAACACGGTGAGCCAGTTGTTGGCCTTTCCAGGTGTATCGGCCATCCTGTCGCGGATGGTGTAGATGTCGGCAACCCGAACTCCCTTGACGGTGCGATGCCCGTGCTCGGCGGCGATCATGTCGAGATAGCGGGAGTAATTGGAGCGCGTGTTGGCGGACGGGATCAGCTTGTACTCGGGAGAGGCCCTGTAAGCCGCTACGAGGGCCGCCAGAGAGCCTTCAGCGGGCTTTGCCCTGCATTCCTCGTGCGCGGCCCGCTGGTACGCTGTAGCGAAGCTGGGGTCGTTCAGGGCTGGCAATCGGATATACTGGTCGCGGCCATTGACCTTGCGGCGGTAGTAGAGCCGCCCGTCTTTCTTCTGGTGAAGCCCCTTCATCGTAAGTCTGCCCATGTCGGGTCGTCCTGCTCAGCGTTCGCGATTCCGAACTGAGCATCGACGTATAGATCAAGCTGGCGCTTCGCCCATAGTAGCCTTCCACCCTCCCTCACGGGTTGCGGATAGCTCTTGGCTTTGACCCGCTCGCGGAACTTGGTCATGGATACGCCAAGGTAGAGCGCGGCCAAGTCCTCACCCATGCGGGCAGGCCAGTGAGGCATCAAGGCGAGCCGCGCTGGCGTCACATCATATTGCCCGTGTGAGCAAAATGATGTGACAAAGACATACGACATGTGATGACATGTGACGGGCCAGACCATTTTGTCGGGTTCGGCAATATGGTCCGCCATATGCGCGAGGGATTGAAGCGCGAAGCGGCGAGACGCCTACGGAGATTGGCGGCTCGATCCCGAAGGGACGAAAGCCCGGTGCGAAGCACGCGCCCAAATCCCATTACGCCGCATCCTCTTTGCTTTCAGGCTCAGACCTCATGCTGCGTTCCTCGCTTCTTCGGTCAGCGTCTCCACCGGAACATCGAGCCATTTGCTCAAAGTCTCGAAAGCCCAGTCGATAAACTTGGCGCGCTCATGCTCGGCCATCTGGTGAAAGCTGATGGAGCGGTAGTTCTTGACGATCTCTCCGCTTGGCAGGACGGTGGTTGAGTAGAGCCCGCGCCGGTCCTTCAGGATCTCGTGGAGCATCTGGTCGTCGATCGCGTCACCGGAGCACTTCTCGGATAGCATCGGGGCGGCAATGCCGAGCACGATCCAATAGAGGGCAATGCGCTTGTTGTTGCCCTGGGTGCGGGTGATCTTGACCCGGACGCGACCCTGAACCGCGCTCAGCGCCTTCTCAGCGGCGGGGCAGGCGGGGAATAGGCCGCCAAGCCTGCGCTCGAAGAAGAGGGGCGGTGCGTCAGCCATCGCTGAGCTTCCTTTCCCAAGCTGCTCGACCGGGCCAAGCGCGCCAGTATTCGGAGGCGGCTTCCAGGATCGTCAGACGGCTCGCGTTGATCGAAGCCATGAACGTCTGCCAGCCTTGGCTGTGTTGCTGGCGGTGATGTTTGGCGCACATCGGTATAGCGAAGCGGTCGGCTACCTTCGATCTGATGCCCTTCCCGCCAGCGAAGTCGATGTGGGCCGCCTCAATCTTGCCCTCGCACTCACCATTGAGCGCAAGGATGCATGGCCTACCGCGCAGCCATTGAAGAAATTGCGGCGCACTCTTGTCAGCGATGCGAGGCGCGTTCCTATGGCGCGCCTTGGTGGACACGCGAAGCATCAGGCGGCCTTCCTCATTTCCTTGGCGCGATAATATGTCTCCCGCACCGCCTGATACGAGACAGGCGTACCGTTCCGCGTGAACCAATAGGCGATTGCGCACCATGTGAGGCGGCGCTCGTCCTTCATCCTGACGACCTGCTGAGCCTGCTCGTCGTTGAGCTTGCGCGTAAACACGCCGGGATCGGGGATATGGGCGAAGTGGCTGTATCTCACGCCGCAGCCTCCAGCGAGCCGCTGAGTTGCTCACGAAGCTGTGAACCGCCTTCGCGTCGGCGCACGCTCTCGACCAACTCGGCCAGTTCGTCGTTGAACTGATCGACTGCCGCCGAGAGCTTGGCGATGTATTCCTCGTCACGGTAGGTTCGCGTCACGAAGATCGGCAGCTTGGGCCAGTAGGATACGAAGTCGATCCACTCGCGCTCGGCAACCCACAGTGCGCCTTGGCACTGCGCGACATGCTCGGGTGGAACGCGATCGCTCAGTAGGTAATCGACCTGGAGGTGGGGAAGCTTGGTCTTGATCTCGACCATGCCGTTTTCGTCCACGAGGCTGTCAGGGCTGCATCCCTTGTTGCCATTGCGGATGAAGCCGACGCGCTGGGGCGAGGTGTCTTTCATGAAGGCGTAGAGGTCGCGGGCCTCGTCCTCCATGACCTTGCCGCGCTCCATGTGATAGTTGGTATAGCCCTCCATCTGTTCGCCGGTCAGGATTTCTCCGACCAGCTTGAGCATGTAGGTGCGACGCGTCTTGGATGGCTCACCGCCGCGCCCGTTCGCCATGATGGTGTGGAACTCGGAGGCGGTTGGAATGCCGAGCCGAGCCTTCACCCATTCCTCGGAACCCTGCTCGCAGGTGAATATCTCCATCACTTGCCTCCTGTCAGGTACTGGCGAGCCGCTTCCTGGTTCTTCTGCTTGAGGACGTGGATCGCGTCGTTGTAATCGGCGGCGGCGAGATCGCGGAGGGAATCGACCTTGAGATATTTGCAGAAGGCGATCTTGTCGGCCTTCACCGCATCCGCGAGACCGTTGAGGACTGCTAGCTGTTCGGCATTGATCGGGCCGCCATTGCCTGCTGCGCGCCCGTCATCGTCGGTTGTGGCAATGTCGCAAATCAGCAGCTTCAGGTAGCGGCGTCCGTAGCTCAGCGCGGAGCCGAAACCGTGCGTCATCGTCTTGTTCTGACTGCCCTTCGGACCCGTATTATCGACCGGCACATCAGCCTGATAAAGTTTCGTAAATCCGCCGATGTGCGATACATTGCAGGTCACGCGGTAATGCGCTGGATAGGGGCAATCTGCCGTCCCGAACGACAGCGAAAAACCGTTCTTTCTCAGGATTGGATCAACGATCGAACTGACCTGTTCAAGGTCGGCATAGGTCGAATGCGTTTCCTTGTTCTGGCGGTTCTTCAGGACAGGCCGCATTTCCTCCTGGGCCTGAAGCATCGCGACGTTGAAGCGCTGTTCGGCTTCGCGCTCTAGAACCCGCTCCTGCATCGCCAGCAGGCGCTCGAGCTTGTCAACGTCGGTGTTCGGATCTGACGCGGCCCGCGCAATAACGTTGATGATCGCGTTCTCTCGGTCTTTCTCATCGATGATCTGTTCGACGGTCTGGAGGTCTTTGACCTGCGTAGCCATGTTGTTGCCCGCCGCTTTTTCGGCTGCACGGGCCTCCCTAGAGATTACGGTCATTTCACGATCCACAGCGACAGCGCGTATAGCGTGCAGACGGTCATCGTGACGAACGACACGACACGCCAAGGAGCAGACCAGTCCCTCTTCTTTGGGTACATCGGCTCGATTGGAGGATACATCTGTTGACGCATTGCCGGTCTTAGTGGCTGGCGTGGGGTGAAGGCTCGCTCGGTCGAACGGCTGTGATGAAAGTGCGCGGTCATGCTGCCACCCTCCTGCCAAGCCGCACATTGCTCAGCGTGTGGTAGTACCAGCTGTGCAGGAACCCTCGCCGGACGGCCCAAGGGTCGAGTTCCTCCTCGTGCCAATGGCGATGAAGCCAGACAGCGCGGCCTGAGCGCCCGTTGCCGTCCGTGAAGGGGTGAAGCGTCTCGTAGGCGATGTGCTGTTCCCAAGGGTCGCGCATGGCGATGATGGGGCGGAGATTGCCTTCGATGTCGGGACCGGATTTGGGCGCGATATGGTTGCCAACACGGACGCCTGGAATGTTCACCGCATTGCGAAAACGCGCGTCCGGCTGTAGAACTGATACGAGTTCGATGAGCGCCGGAATTGTCAGCGCGCCGTCGAGAAACTTGTGATGCGCCTCGATGTGCGCGTCGGTCGTTTCGTAAATTCCTTCGATCCGATTGCTCTCGCAAACGAACGCGGGCAGATAGTCAAAGCCGTCCATTGTTCGACTCCACCAGTTCGATGAGGGCTTCCAAGAGCCGCGCGGCTTGCGGACCGTCGGGGTTGCGGTACTCCATGATCTTCTCGCCGCCCCACATCGTGCCTTTGCCTGTCGCGTCGATTGTCCCGCCGCCGGGCGTGTATTGGCCGCGATGCTCTTTCATCCGCAGGCGCTCGATCAGCGCTCTCGCCCCCCGCAGTTTCTCAGCTACGTTATCCATCAGGGGTGCTCCGGTGGGTTGTGGGTGTGCCTGACTACGATGCCCCGCGAACGCATTCCCTCCCACGCCCAAACCAAAGCTTCGGCCCTATCGGCGTCTATCATGAGTACCTCATCCAGATTAGACAGAACCGCGCCCAACGCGTCGATTTGTTCGGGAATCGGGATCACCCTGTCGTTGCGGAAATCGCTCATTCTCCAATCCTTTCAGATTGCTTGCGGAGCTTTCCCTCAAGTTCGATAATAAGCGCGATGGCCTCGCGCATTGCCCCAGCAGACGCGGGCATGTGATCGTGTTCGAAACTGTCAGCTATGTTGCGAAGCTTCTGGACGGTATTCCAAACGCCCTTGGAAAGCTGAGCGTCGCCTACCTTGACAAGGCGCGTCATTTTACCCATCCCTCCCGTTACCTTTATTGTGAGCTTGAGATGTGGGAACGGGTGCAAGTGTCGGTTCTGACCACGGCGTTCCTGTACCGGGCGCACCGTCGAACAGTGCCGCATGAGCCAGATCGACAACCCGCGAGATTGCCTCGTCTATTGTGTCGGCATCAGCGCGCCAGTATTGCAGTTTCTCCGCCCGATCAGCGGGACGAATGACGGCTGTAGGGCAAGTCGGCTCGGTCAGGTCATGGCTGAGCGTGAGCACCCAATCGGTTTTGGTGCGCTGCCAAAGTTCATTGCCGACGCGGTCCATCTTTTCGTTGTCGCTCACCCTCGCCCTCCATCTCTTGCGATCTTGCCAGCAGGCGTGAGCACGAAGTAATCGTCGCCCGGTTCGCAATCCTCGCCATTGTCGTGAACCTCGGGGTCGTAAGGCACTTTCTCGACAAGTCCCGCTTTCACAGCGTCGCGAGCTATGAAGTCGAAAACCTCGATCTCGAATTGGCCGTCAACGAAGGCGTCGAACAGCGCGTCAAAAGCCTTCGCCCCGAACTTCAGCAGTTCCTCACTCACTCTTGCCTCCCATGTCCTGAAGGTTGGCTGTTGGGCGATACTGTTTGGGCGATGCTTTCAGCCCGCACTTGGCAGTCCTTAGGGACCGGATTGTCTTCGCAATCCGCCGCTATCGCGGTGCCATCGCTATCGCGTTCGTCGAACATGCCACTCCATTGAACGGACGGCTCCTTGACCCCTTCAGGGCAGAAACACGCTGGCTCGCCGCATTCAGGACACAAGTCGGGATTGGCTTCCCTCCATGCGGTCCCGTAGCCGTGGAGAGCGCATCTGGGGTCTTCCCCGATGACCTCGCAACAAGTGCAGTGGTCGTTTGAAGGCTGAGCGATCACAGCGCGCCCCGTGCGATAGCGGCAGGCTCCCGAAGGGCTGAGACCGCGCAGACGGGCTCAGTGCGAAGCAAGCCAGAGCGGCGCGTGAAACAGCGCATCGCCCAACCCTCATCCGGATAGACCTTAAGTGTATGGGTCATGCGGAGGCCGCGAGCTTGTGGCGAAGCGCCATTGCGTCCCAATAAGCATTATGCTGGACAGCGCCCTCTAGGTCGGTCGGGTAGCAATCGACGTTGTGAACCTCGAACGTCATTCGCGGGTAATCGGTTGAGCACCATCCGCCGTCCTTGTCGGTCGAAATGGCCTGACAAAAGCGCCCGATATCCACAGGGCTATCGGCGATAATCACGGGGCTGTCGCAGTCGCCAATGAAGTACCTAAGCGCGCTGCCGACCTCGTTGATAGTCAGGTGGTCACTAGACACATCAGCATCATGCAGGCGCATTAGCGTGGCGACATTCTCGCGAACCCACGGGTCACGCGCCTCTGCGGTCGTCTTGAAGTGAGCTCCAAACCCATCTTCGCGGACGATTCCAAAACTCAGCAGCGCGCCGCCGTGACCGTCGAACTCGCAATCGATGTAAAATCTAGCCTCGCTCATTCTTCATCACCCTCAGATTGTTTCATCATGGAATTAAGTTCAGCCAGTTCATCAGCTGTTGCTGTTCCGGCTATGTCTTTGCTGATAAGGGTCCATAGTCTCTTGTTTAGGGGGCGGGGCTTGACTTCGATTGGTTTGAGGGCGGGGATATTCATGGCTTGGTGTTCCACACGCTGTCATCGTCGGTCCATCGTTCGCCCGGCAGTCCAACGTCCCAGAGCCACGCACCAATCTTGCCGAGCCCAATGAGCGGCAGTGCGATGAGGCGAAGCGCAATCACATGCGGAGGGTTGAGTTCGCGCTTCATTGATCGCGCTTCAATTTTACGCGACGGGCGAGAGCCATCGCCATCCGCGCCTGACCGTTGGCAAGCGAGCGATATATTCGGCGGCCCTCAGTCTCGTCTGGGTCGTCGCGCCGGAAGCGTTCGCCACGAGGATAGGCGAATGGAGCGCGAGGCGGCGGAATTGCTTCAGGGCCGGGCATCACGCTTTCCTCGCGATAGCGATGGTCGCCGAATGGTTTAGGGGGCGGGGTTTGGTGAGGATGGGTTTGAGGGCGGGGATCATGCGGCCTCTCCCATGAAGAAATCGCCTTGACGCTGAGCGTCCTCAATCCGTTTGCAGGCGATGTCGAAATACTTGGGCTCGACCTCAATTCCGACGAACGAGCGCCCAAGTTCCATGCAGGCAACACCCGTGCTCCCCGATCCCATGAACGGGTCGAACACGGTGTCCGTCGGCGCACTGATGACTGACAGAAGCCGCCCAAGGAGATCTACCGGCTTCTGCGTAAGGTGTTGAGCATCATCGCCGCTCACGCGCTTGGTGCGGATGACGTTGCCTACATCGTGGCGTTGAGCGTCCTTGCCCTTCCCTTTGGTGAAGTGCATGATGAGTTCGTGCTGGTTTCGGAAATACATGCCCATTCCGAAGTGGGCCTTGTCCCAGACAAGCATTCCGAACCGCCGCAGATCCGCAGCTTCGATTGCTCCGGACATGTGCGGCCACATGCGCCAATCGATGAATGCGAGAATATGAGATCCGTCGCGAAGCACGCGCTTCCACTGAAGGGCGTTCGCGTGCATCAACCACCAGAACCCGTCCGTTGTGAGACTGTCGCTCGAGAACCATTCCTCGTTGTCAGTTTCGCGGTTCATGCTTTTGCGAATGCCCTTGGCACCCTCGCGCCGCGTCCCGCTGCTATAAGGAGGATCCGTCAGAACCGCATCAAAGCTATTCTCCGCGAAGCTCTGGCTGATTTCGATGCAATCGCCCCGGTATAGCGTAGCTCGCCCGATGGTCGCAGACTCGATCATCGAGCACCATCCCCCACCCACTGGTTTCGGATCAAGCTCAGCACGTTCCGGTAATGGGTGGTGACAATAAGCTGTATCGCCTTTGCAGACGGGACAGGATTGCTTGCAGCGCTCGCAGCGTGTCTCTCCGCTGGTCTTGAGGAGGGCGTCACATACGGTGCAGGTGGGGAGCAGCGACATCAGGCCCTCGCCAGTTCGATGTCACTGAGGTATGCGTTGATCGCGGTCCACTCGGACGCCGGCACGGGCGCGGAGGGGCATTGGTATTCGAGCCGCTGAACGAGCGCTCCGTATGTCTTGTAAAGCGGCAAGCCAGCGCGAAGCTCATCTGCGCCCGGGTTCAGCGCCGCCTTGAGGACGGGCATTTCCCGCAGGAGCTGAGTCCCCTCGCAGCCAATGCAATGCGGACGGTTTGTGGCTTTGCCAAACTTGGCTAATGCGCAAGTGAAGGAATCGCCGTAATCATAAGCCTCATCCGCAGGCTTAGTCCTTGCCCACGCAAGCACTTCTTGGATTGTGAAATCAGGGGCCATCATCCCTCCTCCCGCTCATCAAGGATGCGATCGGACAGTTCCGCGCGAGCTTCGGCGATGAAGTTGTCTAGGCGGTCATCGTATCGACCAGCATCAACGCGGATGATGTAACCGGCGTACATATTCGCCAGCGCGCCGCGACCATCGGCATGAGCATTGTCGCGCTGCAAACCGAGGAGCGTCTTGAGCGCTTCCCGTTTCCGGCGAATTGCGATGACAGGCGGGTTGTCCCGAGCAGAGGCCAGGGGAAGGGGAGTGCGTTCCATTCCCCACGTTTAGCACGATTGCTAAGGCATGCAACCCTTATTTTGCACGGATGCTAAAATTATTTAGGCGGCTCGAGGCGTCAGAAAGCCTCTCCGATTACCTTGTGGATAGCGGCGATGCGGCTCTGTTCGACGCGGAACGCGAGCTGCGGTTCGAACTGCTCAAGCTCAACAAATGTGCCGCTCCGGCGCACCAGCCGCTTCACCAGCACTGCGGTGATGCGTTCCTCGTACTGGTCTTCTGGATCGGGGCTTTTGAGCTGAACCACCACATAATCCCGGATCGAAATGGTGGCTTTGGGACTGACGATAATGCGGGCGCCTGGGTCGAACTTCGGAGACATGGAATCGCCGATCACTGTGAGCGCGTAGGCGCCGCTGTCATCGGCTAGACTGTCTGGCCTCTTCAGGTGTCCGAGCACGTCGGCCATGTCGAGCTCTGTTAGCTCAATATCGCGCTCCGGATCGAACGAACTCATGCCAAGAGCGGACCCTACAAGGGGAATGGCCGGCAGCTGAGATGTTCCGAACATCTCCTCTAGAGGGCGTTCCCTGAACCCCGAGACTTCACTGCGTACTTTAGCGCCCGAAGTTAACCAACCGTGAAAGTCAGGATAATGTTCCCGGAGCTTGGCGAGGGTATCTCGACCAAGCCTTGTTGTGGCTGTCCCGTTGTAATGGCGGTTGATGGTGGACGCAGCCACGCCGATTTTGTTGGCGACGCGGAGCGCCACGCCTTTTTCCTCAGAGTCTACCAAATCCTTGATTAGCTGGTGGTCAGATTCGGTTGCGCCCATGCCGTACAGTTTAGCGAGAATGCTAAGACTGCGCTCGCTGCAAGAATGCAAAGAAATTGTTTGCACGGTTTGGCAATCCTGCTAAATAGGTCCGCATGGACCAGCAGGACATCATCGCCGCCATCGAGGACCGTGCCGCCAAGCTAAACGTCCCGATGGGGGAAGTGTGTTCGCAAGCGAAGGTCCACCCAACAACCTTCTCTCGCTGGAAGAAAAGCGAGCGTAACCCTCACCCGATAGGCGCGACCATTCGAAGCCTGTCCGCGATCACCGAAGTTTTGGATCGTCTAGAAGGCGACCGCCGAGCGGCCGCGTGAGCCGCCGCGTCGTTGTAATTCTCGCGCGTCTTGCCCCCCTTTGGCGCGCCCACTTGGCCCGGCGTATTGCCCCCACGTCGGGCCATTTTTTGCCAGACGGACCAAGCTGATGCGGATATGGGGGGAACTTACCTATCTCGGCATTGGACTGAGCGGCGCTTACATAGCTTCGCGCCTGCTTGGCCATCTGTGGGCCGGGTTCGCTACATTTGCCGATGAGCTCTGCGCCGATGTCTACGGCGACATTCCCGCGTTGCCAGAAGAGGCGACGGCCCGCGGAACTGGCGGGGGGAGGGCCGAGCATGAGCGCGGACCGTCGCTTACGCGGTACAAGACGAGCGATATCGCACATCGCAGGGAGGGCTTTTAATGGCCTCCCTTCCTAACGTCTTGCCCATATTTCCTGAGCCTGACGGAAAATGTTCCGCCGCCGCAATAGCTACAGCCATTCGCAAAACGAAGTACGCTGAAGGGCTGACGAACGCAGAATTGGCCTTCGAGCTCCGGTGCGATGCCAGCACCGTTGAGAACGCTGAGGCCGAACGGAACCTCCTGAAGTTCGACACGGTAGCGCGCCTGTTGCGCAAATATCCACAGCACTGCGCCTGCATCCGCCAGCTCTGGGAGCTCGAGCCGATTAGCGAGCCAACCGCCGCCGAGCGATTCGAGAGAATAGAGCGCGAAGTCAGCGCGTTGCGAAAGGAAATCGGCGCATGACCAAGCTGATCCGACGCCTCGGGCTTAATTACCTTTACGGGCTGGCGAATTTCACCCTCGGGGTGACGCTCGGCGGGATCTACGTCGGCGCCGCCCTCATCATCCACGGTCTGGTCAAATGACCGACCTCTTCACCTATGCCGAGCGGTATCCGCTGGTCCCGGGCTTCAAGGCCCGCGAGACGGCACAGGAAGCCGCCCAGAGCCTCAAGCCCAAGGCCAAACGTCTCCAAGGGCTATGTCTCGACGCATTGAGCCGTCACGGTCCCCTGACCGCCGATGAATGCGCTGACCGGCTCAACATCGACAAGCTCAGCATCCGGCCGCGGTTCTCTGAACTCGCCGCGATGTGGAAGATCGTGGATACTGGCACGCGGCGCGAGAACTCGTCGGGGAAGCGAGCGATTGTCTGGTCCTTGCCGCCGATTGCGAGGGCGGCATGAGCGAGGCTCTCGACATCGAAGTGGGCTGGCCGGCGAGAGAGTTGAGCCCCAACACTTCGGTGCATCACATGGTACTTCATCGTTTCCGGAAGGCAGCGAAAACCGAGGCTGGCTGGGCAACCCGAATTGCCATGCCGGTCAAATGGCATCCCGCCGGGGACAGGATCAAGGTCCACCTCATCGCTCACCCGCCCAAGGCTTGGCGCACTGGCGATTCCGACAACCTCATAGCCCAAACAAAAAGTTTCATTGACGGGATCGCTGACGTGCTCGGCATCAACGACCGAAACTTCGAAGCCCCGACCGTAGAATGGGCCGAGCGAACGCAGCGCGGCAAGCTCATCGTGAGGATCAGCTGATGCGCCGCGACGTACAAGCGCGCCACCGCTATCCCTGGACGGAACGCGAAGAGCGATTGCTGATCCGCGCCAAGCGCGAGGGCGTGTCGCACAAGGCGATTGCTCGCAGGCTCAAGCGTACGCCCAGGTCCGTCGACCAGCATGTGGCCCGCATGAGGGAATATGGAAGGCTGGCGCAGTATCGCAGTGAAGAACTGGATCTCCTGAAGAGGCTCGAGCGCGAAGCCCTGTTGCCGAGCGACCTAGCATGAGCAGCTATCGCTTCTATCCCCTCGACAGTTTTCCACGGCAGGGGCTGCTCGTGTCGTCCCGTTTGGGTGGGCCAAGACCTGCTGAATTTCTGACGATCGAACAGGCCCGTGCGCTCGCCAAAAGGAAGGGAGCGAAGCGAGTTTGTTCACGTGTCGTTCCCAGCCAAAAGCCGGATAGACTACCGGCATGAGCGCGGCCGCCGCCTTGGTATCCCGTTTGGCTAGAGAGAATGTTGATCCAGATCTCTTGGCTGAAATAGCGCAGCACCTCTTCGCGGGAGAGAGCGCCCAAGCTGTGCTTGACGGCCGCAAGGCCAAGGATCGTGAGCGCCATCGCGTTCCACGGAACTCCGAGGAAATCCACGGAAATCCACGGAACTCCGCGAACGGCGCGGAAATCCGCGAGCACCTTTCCCC